AAGGGTGCCTTTAAGAAGGGCGACCTTTGCGTCTATTTCCCCATCGACAGCATTCTCCCGCAGACGGTTGAGGACGCCATCTTTGGCGCAGACTCCAAAATCAAACTGGCCAAGCATCGCATCCGCGCCATCAAGCTTCGTGGGGCTATTAGCCAGGGATTGGCGACCGAGCCTAAGACGCTGATTGGGCTGGGCGCGGGCATCATCAACGCTAAAGAAGGTACGGACCTAACTGCGGTGCTAGGCGTCACCAAGTACGAGCCACCCCCGCCGCGTACGCAGGGCATGTCTAACCTGCAAAAGTCGTGGCGCAAGAAGAACCCGCACTTTCACGAGTACACGGACATCGAAAACGCCAAAAACTACCCCGACACCTTTGCGCCAGGTGAGCGTGTGCTCGTATCGGAGAAGGTCCATGGCACGAATTTCCGTGCCGGTTGGGTGCCCTACGAGCCAGATAACCTCTGGAAGAAGTTACTCACTTGGCTGCATCTCGCGCCTAAGTACGAGTTTGTCTTCGGCAGTCGCAAGGTTCAGTTACAAGACCCCGGTCGGGTAGCGGGTACTGGCTTCTACGAACGTCAAGCGAATGGCGAAGGCCCCCCACCGGGTAACGTGTACGCTGAAGCGGTGCGCAAGTACAACCTTCGCAAGATTCCGCTGGGCTACGTTGTGTATGGTGAGATTTACGGGTCCGGCATTCAGAAGGGCTACACTTACGGGTGTAAGCAGGGCGAGCATAAGGTTGCTTTCTTCGACCTGATGATTAATGGCCAGTACCAGGATGACTACGAGTTTCGCCGGTGGGCCACGATTGTGGGGCTACCCGTTGTACCGCAGTTGTGGTCAGGTAAGTACGAGTCGCTGGACCAGATGAAGGCGCTTACGGTGGGCGACAGCGTGCTGTGCCACGAGCAACCCTGTATGGAAGGCGTCGTAGTGAAGCCTGAGCACGAGCGCTGGGACCCGTCCTTAGGCCGCGTCATTCTCAAGGTCGTCAGTGACCAGTATTTGCTGGGCGACCAGAGCGAATTCCACTGATGGATAGAAAGTTGCGCGCTAGGCTTGAATCCGAGCTTAAAATCGTCTATAATCAGCTAGTGCTAGTGCGCGAGAGCCTTCAAAGAGGAGAACGCGCTTGGCCTCTAACCCGATTAGTGGAGGCTGAGAACGATTTGCTGCGCACATGGAAAACTACGTTGAAGGAGTACTAGTGGACAAGGTACAACAAGTGATTGAGAAGGCAGCATGTAATGCTTGGCCGTTGGTCGAAGCGCTGCGTAAGTTGAGTCAAGGTTTCGTTATGTCCCCCATGGCCAACGTTGAACTGGTCGTGTTCGAGAACGGCGGCTGGGCGATTTGCTCCGGGGACGACGCAGGCATTCAAGTCGCGTCAGCGCCGTTGAGCATCAGCTATACCTGCGTTCACGACCTGGAAGCCGCATTAGGGGAGACAGTCGATGGCTGAGAAAGTGGCTACGGACAGTAGCATGTTCTTCAAGGCCCCGGTGGAACCGGAATTCACTCTGGTATTGCTGCTGAAAGGCGGCGGTGACGAGAGTGTCTGCGGCTTCAAGTCTAACGCAGCCGCAGAAGAGCGTTTTTACCGCGAGTATTCTAACGCACCGAATGTGGCGGGGTTCAAGGTTCTTGAAGTTTGACCCCAGTTGAGCAGTTTGGTCGCCAGCTGATTCAGAATGGCGACCTAGACCCGGCGTACATCGTAGCATTTGACGCCGAGTTAAAGCCTGACCTGTTGCGTAAGTGGGTATTCCTCTACTCTTGGTTCATACATGCGGGAGTTACCAGCCACTTAGCAGCGCAGGACCACCCCTACGCGGCAGCGATGAGCGAGTTGAAGATACTGCCGCGCTCACCTGAGCGGCGTCACTTTAGGGCTGCTAATGCGGTGCGAACGCTAGAGTACCTCAAGACCAAGTCACCGGATGCTTGGCTCAAGTACTGGTTCGGACAAGACACGACGTACGCCCCCATCGAGAAGCGTATCCGTGAGGTGCCCGGCTTTGGCGCCTGGACGGCGACTAAAATCATCGACATGGGTGAGATGCTGCTGGGCTATTCCGTGGACCCGCCAGACCCCTATACGTGGGAGCTATACAAGACCCCCGCCGAAGGGGCTAAAATGATTGCCTCGCCAGGTGAATCCCAAGGCGATACACTGGTACGGTTGGCCTCACTCCTATCGGACCTAACCGTGCCCCCGTTGCATATCCGCCACGTGGACGTGCGCGAGGCTGAAACGGTGCTGTGCCGGTTCAAAGAATTCACGACAGGCACGTATCAACCGGGTAAGGAAATACGTACTACCGTAAATGAATTGCTGTGGCGTCCTAACTGGATTGCCAAACGCATGCTCGAAAGGAGCAGTCTATGGTCTTTCAAATCCGAGGGAACCACGGCTCAGGTAAGTCTACGACAATTCGATGCCTCATTGACAACTACGGAGTACGGGATGTTATCAAAGCCTCCGACCTGGTCAACGGCCTAGACTTTGCGGATAAACCCAACGAGGTAGTTGGGATACTGCTTAACGATGGCCTCTTTGTTGTGGGAGACTACTCGGCTCCCACTGGAGGATGCGATAAGATTCACCGCCAGGACCACATCAATGCTCGTGTGGAGTGGGCAGTAGGAAGCGGATTTGACGTTGCGTTCGAGGGGATACTGGCAAGCATCACTTACGAGCGCTATGCTGACCTAGCCGGCAAGATGCAAGATGCGCAGGTGCGGTACCAGTTCATTTTTCTCATGCCTGACCGCGCTAAGTGCTTCGAACACATCAACGCACGGCGCAAAACCTCCAAGGTGGTACGAGGCCCATTTAAGGAGGAGCTGTTCGACGCGAAGGTCAAGATGCTGGACCGTTGTTGCGCCCGTTATGAGCGCGCAGGTTTTGAGGTCATCAAGGCGGATAGCGCAGTCGTAGCGGCGAATCAGATTATTCACGTACTCGATACGCTGCGGGCGGGCGTCGCAACCATTTAAGAGGTAACAACCACAAGAGCATCGAAGCACTCTGTGGATGGACCTGGACCCTAAAATTGACCTCGTACGACGGCTCTACATTCAACAGGGCCGGTCGCTGTCTGACTTGGCCATATCGTATGATATCGCCATGTTTGTTCTTAAGTCACATTGTAAGACTGAGAAATGGGATGAACAGCGTGAAGCGCATCAGCAGAAGGCCGCGAGCACAGACCCCAACAACAGTCTATCTCGTCACGAGTCCATTGTCAACGGCTATATGCTTAAGCTTGAGGAGTTGTGGGAGAAAAACCTAGACCCCACTCTCAGCGAAGGCGAGCTGCGTCGGCTCCGGGTGGTCGTGGAGAATGCGAACAAAATCACGGAGTCTATGATGAGCACGATTGAGTATGACCGCAAGATTCACGGTGTGAAGAACACTGCTCCGTCCGTTCAGCAAGACGTGGGAGAAGAGCACGGCGTGGCTTACCAGGTCAAGCTCAAGGAGTCAGTTGAAGGGGCGGCAGCGCAAAGCAACTAGTGGTTCACGAAATTGACGTGCTCCCTTGGCAGATGGAGTTTCTAGCCTGCCAGGATGACATAGCCGCAGTAATTGGCGGGTTCGCCTCAGGCAAATCCTTCATCGCAGCAAACTGGTTCACCGACCGCTGCATGCAGTTCCCTGAGGCTAATCACATTGTTGTCTGTAAGGACTTGCCGCAGGCCAAGAAGGGTCCGCTATCCACTTTGCGCGGTGTGTTAGATTCGCGTGATATTGAGTACCATTACAACGCGTCAACAGGTCAAATTAATTTCGACAACGGCTGTCGTGTTGCAGTTAAAGCCGTGCAGAATTATCTAGCCTTCCGGTCGCTAGAGGCTGACACGCTGTGGTGCGATGAAACGGCGGACTGGGGGCCTTCGGCTGAGCTAGCCTTCGTCCGTTATGTACAGCCCCGTCTGCGCTACAGCCCCAAAGGCAAGCAATACATCAAGTACGGCATGCGGCCTCAGATGCGCATCACGACTAACCCGTCACCCATCAACAGCTGGCTCTATAAGCTTATCGTGGAGCGACAGTTCTGCAAGTACTGGAACGTGTCGCTGCGCACTAATTACTTGATGCCCGACCTAGAGGGCTACATCGACCGTCAAGAGCGCTCGATGTCCCCCGACTTATGGCCCTTCCTCATCGACGGCAACTGGGGCAGCACGACGGCAGGCCAAGTGTACAAGGGGTTCTCTCGCGCTGCGTGCTGTATCACGCCTCCTCCGGGGTTGCCAGCGTTCGGACTAGACATGACGAAGCCGCTACTTTGGGCGCATGACTTCAACGTAGGCATGATGTGCTCAACCATCAGCCAACTCCATCAGCAGAACCGTATCATTATTGAGCGGCGCAGCAAAAACTCACTGTGGAACCTGCCTGGCGCGTCCCGCATACAGACGCTGAAGGATACAACCAAACTTATGGTTGAAGGATTCCAACACGGCGTGCTGTACATTATGGATGAGATTCGCATACCTAACGCAGGCACGCCTGACGTGTGCGAAGAGTTTGGCAAGCGGTACATCAACACCGGCATTGCTCAGCGTACGGGCGTCATACTCTACGGCGACCCTGCAGGCGGCGGCAGGTCACAGCAGCTGTCGGCTCGACAGGCGGCACGGTCCAACTGGGCTATCATTGTGCAGTACCTTCAGAGCAAAGGCGTACGTGTTGAGTTTCGAGTAATGGAGGCCGCGCCATCGGTCCTGGACCGCGTGAACGAGGTGAAGGCCCAGATTCTCACGAAGGATGGTAAGGGGCTCATCATAGACCCCGACAAGTGCCCCCACACAGTCAAGGACTTTGAGGCGGTGACTTTTAAGGAAGGCACCAACGACATTCTCAAAGATGACAAGGAGATTACTCACTTGACGGACGCGACGGGGTACATGATTTACGTTGAGCGCACGCTTCAGAAGCGCAAAGTTGTGGAGTTTAGGAAGACACTCGAATAATGGCGGCTTATCAAGAGTTGGTGCGGCTGTGGTCTAGTCGTTACCCTAAAGGTACGTCTGAGCGCTTTAAGCGCATGGACGCTCTTTCAAAGCTTCAAGATGACTCCATCTACGACATCCTACCTCACCCGTTCGAGAAAGAGGAGAACGGGGTCAATAATCCTATTCCGTTACATGAGCGGCGTCCTAACGTCCGCTATATGCTGCCTAAAATCATTGTGGACCACACGTCCTCGCTGACGTTCGGTGACGCCCACGCCCCTGCGGTTCGCATCGCTGAGCCGTCCGAGGACATGGACCCGAAGGCGCTTGCGAACAAGCACGAGCAGTTTGAGCGCATCATTGAAGCGCTTGAATTAGACGCCGTCATGATTGAGGCGATGAAGCTTGGCGCAGTAGGTTCGGTTGCGGTTATTCTTCGGGTGTTGGACGACGGCTATCCGTGGTTGGACATCATAGAGGGCAAGTACTGCATACCCCACTTTGACGTAAAGGACCCGCGCAAGCTAGTTCAACTCGACCAGATTTACAGCGTAACAGCTGAAGATTTGCGCTTAGCCGGGTACAAAGGCGACTATAAGCCCGACAAGATTTACTACATAAAAATCACTTACACTACAACCCGGACCGTTGTGTCGATGCCGCTCGTTAAAGAGCGCTACGAGCGACTGGGGGAGAAAGACGATGACCAAAAGGTTATCGTGTGGGTCAAAGATGAAGAGCGCTCTTACAGCAATCCGCTATCATTTATGCCGGTGGTCTGGATTCGCAACCTTCCATGTCGCACCGCTATTGACGGGGACAGTACTTTCGGTTGTGTCGCAGATTTCACTATTCAGATAAGCTATCTGCTCAGTCAGATTGGCCGAGGTTACTACTACACCGCAGACCCCATCCTCGCAGAGGAGTCTAGCCAGCTATCTACGGGTATACCGCTGGCGGGGACAGACCCGGACGTGGACACCGAGATTCGCCGGTCACCGGCTCGCATGCTTAAGGTGGACGGTAAGGTTAGCGTTCTTGAGATTAGTGGCGAAGGTTTGCGTGGTGCTAGCGAGCACGTTAAGATGCTGCGTGAGTACGCTCTAGAGGTTCTGTCGGGTATGAAATCCGACTCAGACAACTCAAAGGGCGTCCAGTCCGGTCGTGCGCTCCACTACCTCCATCAAGCGCTAGTGTGGCTCGCTGAAAAGTTTCGCGTGTCATACGGCACTCGTGGTTATCTTGCGGTTCTTCGCATGGTATTCCAAGGTATCGCTGATGGTGACATCGTCATTCCAAACGTCGAAATAGACGAGGTGGACCCCAAGGTTCCGCTGCGCTTGGTTTGGCCGCAATGGTCTACGCCTAGCGGTGCGGACATGTTAGCGGAAATCACGGCATTGGCTACGGCAGCAGGCAGCACGCCCCAGTTCCCGGTCAAGATTCTGCCCATCAGCGTCATTGCTCAGAAGGCAGCGTCAGTGGTAGGTATCAGCGACCAGAACCGTGTGGCGGCTGAGTTGGAAGCGGAGATGGAGGAGAAACCCCCGTTGACTGCAGCCGACGCAAATGACACTAAAGTGGAAATAGCGGATAAAGCCGCGAAAGTTAAGGCTACGCAGGCCAAAGCGCGTAGCACAGCGAAGTAAGGAGAACAATGGTAACCGAAGAAACGCCTGAAAATCAGAATCCCAACCCTACCGAGGGCGAGGCTAAACCGAAGGTAGAGCCTAAGACCCCGCCAGACGGCGAGAAGCCTATTGACCCCGCCTACGCAACCCGCCTCCGCAATGAAACTGCGGCAGAGCGTGGCAAGCGCGAGGCTGCAGAGCAGCGTGCCGCCGACCTTCAGACGCAGCTGGATGAGATTGAGCGTAAGCGTCTACAAGATGAAAAAGATTTCAAGGGCCTAGCGGAAAAAGAGAAGAAGCGGGCTGATGATATTGAGAGGCAGTTCAACCAATTCAAGGATAGCGCCTCCAAGCGCTCTGCGAACACTGAGCTTCGGGCTGAGGCTCGTGAAGCGGGTATCCTAGATGTGGACGATATCAGCCTTATTGATGCTTCTGGCATTAAAGTGGACGATGACGGCAACGTCACGGGCGCGAAGGAAGCCGTTGAAGCTTTCAAGACGAGCAAGCCACACAAGTTCAAGACCGAGGGTGAGTCTACCCCCGAAAGCAAGACTAAACCGCGTACTCCGAACCCGAACCCTAACGCGAAAGGCATCAAAAAGGATGCGAAGGATATGACGGGTGATGAATTCGATAACGCATGGGCCACGGCTGGTAGAGCCTAATGCCCTCACGGGGCCTAGCTAGGACTGTTTACCTCGACATCGAGAACAGCCCACATATGGGTTACACCTGGGGCAAGTGGCAGCAGAATGTGATTGCAGTAGAGGAATACTCCTGCCTCATGTCTGTGGCCTGGGCCTGGGGTGATGACCGCAAAATCCATAGCGCCAAGCTTCCCGATTTCAAATCCGCCTACCGCAACAACCCCCGAGATGACTCTAAGTTGATGGAGGTTATCGGTAACGTCTTAGATGAGGCGGATATACTGGTGGGCCACAATATTGAGAAGCATGATGTGCGTAAGTCTAACGCAAGCTTTTTACGTCATTCCCAACTCCCCTACTCTCCGGTAAAACCAGTCGATACTCTCCGTGAGGCGAAGCGCATTGGCCTGTTTTTCGGCAACAGTCTAGACGACCTAGCCCGATTCTTGGGCCTTGGCTCTAAGCTCAAAGTGCTGACCTCGGGCAACAAGTTTGACCTTTGGCTGCGTTGTATGGGCGGTAATGAGCAAGCCTGGACTAAGATGGAGCGGTACAATAAGCACGACGTGTTCCTGAACCGTCTAGTGCATCATCGCTTACGTGCTTGGGATTCAATGCACCCTAACATCACGTTGATGACGGGTGAGTCTAAACTCTGTCCTGTGTGCGGCCACAAAACTGTGAGAGCCCAGGAGGCTGATGGCAGCGAAGCTTGGGCTTACATGAAGTCTTGGCGTGCAGAATTATACGTCTGCACCCGCGCTACATGCGGCAAATACGCGAAGGGCCGTAGAGAAAAACTTAAAGCAAGCGTACTCGTAGCCTAGGAGACACATGTTCGCACCGGATAAGACTACCCCTGCAATACTTGACCTCTCCATTCGGCGTGCTATTGAAGCTCAACTGAAGCCTCGCCATCTGAAGAGTATGGACTCCCTGGTGGACGAGATGATGCACGGAATCATGGAGCAGATTCCTGTTCAGGCTTTTGAGGAGCGTTTAGCGCATCACGAAGGCTATCTCGTGTTCCAGCAGGACGTGGACCAAGCGAGCTGCGAGAACATGCAGTACGAGTTGCTTAGCGCTCACATGTCGCTACCTATAGACAAACCCATCAACATGATGCTTAGCACCTTTGGCGGTGATTGGGAGTACGGATTAGCGGTTATGGGGGTCATGCATCGCATTCAAAGCGAAGGGCGCGACGTAAACGTACACGTGACCGGCTCAGCCTCCAGTATGGGCAGTATCATTACCCAAGCAGGCACTCGCCGCTACATGGATGAGTTTGCGGATATGATGCTGCATGAAGGTTCAGGCGGCTTGCCCATCAACTATCGCCAAGCGAAAGACTACATGGAAGGCTGGGACAAGACCCAGAAATCCATGTACCGCATTTACGCTTCTCGTTCCGGTAAGACCCCCGAATACTGGGAGAATCGCGTATCGCGTCATGATGTATTCCTGACCGCGCAAGAGGCGCTGGAAGAGAAGCTCATAGACGAAATCATCTACTCCCCGTTCACCACAGCAAAAAAAGTTTAATCCCCTAAAAGGGAAGACATCCCACATAGACGAATGTAGCCCATGTAAGGTAGCTTGTAAGAGGGGCTACCGTCCTGGGTTGAAACTCAGCAGAGGCTGTGAAACCTAGTTGGACGCTGACACTCGGCAGAGGCCGTGATGCGAACCTCAGCAAAAACGACTAGGAGATAAAGCTTCGTGGCTTTCGAGAATTTCCCCACCGTATTTCAAGATATTTTCCAGCAAAACATGCTGGCTCGGCGCTTCGAGGACCAACTTAAGGCGCTCTGTGCGTATCGTAAGACTGCCTTCCGCTTGCCGGTCCCTATCCGCAGCGGTGAAAGCATCACCTATTCGCGTGCTGGTCGTATCAGCCCGGTCCTCAGTGACCTCACTCCTTCCCTTAATACGGGTCTGGACAACGGCGTCACCGGCATCGGCGGCGTAGGAGCGGCTAACCCCACCTACCCGTTCGAGCAGTGGTCCGTGTTCATCGGCATGCGTCCGTACTTCTTGGACCTGAACCTCGTTCAGGCGAAGGAAGTCATCGCAGACATTTTCAAACAGAACCAGGACAACCTGGTTGAGAACGCAGCGTTGTCGCTTGACCTTCAGGCGATGAATGTGGCGTTCGATGCCTACCTGGGCGGGTCTACGTACATCAAGTCCGGTTCGGGCACGTCGTACATTGTGGACAATGCGAAGGGCCTTGATACGGCGTTCGCAACCACGACCATCGGCGGAAACACTTTCCCCACGGGCGCACCGGCTCCGGTTAGCGTAAGCAACCCGCTGTCGGTCGTAATCACGCATGACGACGGCACGACCGAAGTCAACACGATTACGGGCGTCACCCCCGAAGGTACGAACCACGCGGTGGAAAACTACGCAGGCTCGGGCGCATACTCTGCGACCTTGACTCTGGGTACCACGGCGACCCTCACGGCGGGTTGGACCATCAAGGCGGCAGACGGCCCGGCCATCTACCGTCCGAACGGTAAGCCCAACGTGTCCAAACTCACGGCAACGGACACCATCGGTGCCCAGCTCATCATCAACGCGGTGGCTGAGCTTCGCGCAAACGGTGTGAAGTCGCCTCTGGCGGATAACACCTATCCGTGCTACATTGACCCGATTGTGGATGCGCAGTTCTTCACGGACCCGCAGTACCAAATCATGAGTCAGGGCACGGTGGACTCCCCGGAGTTCAAGGGTGCGCGAGTCAATAAAAACTTCGGTGTGACGTTCGTGCCGACCACGAACAGCCCGGCCTTCACGGCTAGTGCCGGCGTCGTAGCACGCCACGCTATCGTGACGGGCGAGAAGTACCTCCAGATGTCCCCGTTCGCGGGTACTGAAGAGGCTATCCGTTCGATGCCTGATATGGGCGTGCAGAAATTCGACATCGTTGACGACATCGTGTTCGTCCAGCGTATGCCGCTTGACCGTGCGGGCCAGATTCTTTCGAGCGGTTGGTACTGGATTGGCGGGTACGCGGCTCCGACCGATGCCACCATCACCAGTGCGGTCCTTCCGTCTGCGAGCGCTGCGCGTAACAAGCGTGCGGTCGTGGTCCAGGTCGCTTCTGCCCGATAAAGGCACGTTCTCAGGAACATTCACAATGGGCTGGCTGAAAGGCCAGCCTCTTGTATTTTAAGAGGCCAAACAACAGCATACCGCGAAAGTAGATAACGTTATGGCTACCAATATCCCTCTGCCGGGTTCCCCGGCTCTTCACCCGACTTACGAAGCGGCATCCCTACCCGGGACTGGTGCCGGCGACTTTGCTGGCTCGCTGCTGTCTGCGACTAATCAGCTGACGCCCAATCGCACGTTCAGCTACGCTATGCCTGGTGGAGGCAGTAAGACGTTTTACTACGGCATGAAGACCACGGTGTCTACTGCGGTCTACAACGCCATTACCGGGTTGGGATGGGCTAGCTAATGCCCAAAGGCGTTCCGAATCCGAAACCCGTCGCTCCGGTGGATGCGGCGGCTATGCAGGCGTCCCAGAAACTACTGCATGATTTTGCAGGCGCGGGAAAGACGGACCTGCCATTGCCGGAGAGCAAGGTTAAGGACCCCACCAAATTCCAATGTCCTCGTGACATACAGATATCTACGGCGATGAGCGGCGCTCTGCTGATTCGCAGGGGTCAGATTGTGGATTCCCCCCTGCTTCTCAAGGCGCTCAGGGACGCTAAAGTAGAGCTGATTCCGGTCGGCTAATATGGCTTCACTAGACCTGCAGACTAAAGCGCGCATACGGCGCCAACTAGGTGTCCCCTTTGCGGGTAGGGCGGATGCAAACACTACCATGGGTTTGCGTACTGTTCTTAAGGCGGGTCAGCTGGAGTTCTATATGAACAACCTCCAGATGCCTGAGGTGTCGCTGCTGCTTGGACGGCCCTACGGCGCTTTCATCATCTACGCTCCTACGGCGCTAGACCGCGTGTACAGTTTCACCGTAGACTCCACGACAGTGACCTACACAGTCCAGCCCTCAGATATGGCGGCTCGTGACCCGTTGCTGAGCGTGGCGACGGGTATATTGGCGGCTATCCAGGCGGCGCTGCCTACGTATCTAGCCGACTCTGCGCAGATTGCGGTGATAGGCTCTTACCCCCAACTTTCCACTGCAATACAGTTCGAGTTGCTAACCCCCACCGCGACCCCATTTGCACTGACTGCGGTGTCGAATGTGGTAGTAATTCAGTCGGGCGACTACCCTGCTTCCCCACAGTTTCTTGTTGACGACGGAAACGGCGACCCGACTAAGCAGGTCATAGCTTACGGGCTACTGCCTATATGTGAGGCACTCGAACAGCAACTACTCAACTCTAGCTCAAATCTGTCTCTCAGCGAAGTGGGCTCACGCACACTTGGTGCGGCGGTGTTCCGTCCCGATGAGCTGCGAGTACGCAACTCGCTACTGCGTCGCTATCGTTTTGAACTGGGCGTGGCGCTATCGTTCTTCGCTCCCAACCCTAGTAGCGGAATTCCCAGCTTCGGTCTGCCCCAGTAGGCTACCGTGTCGCTTTACACTAACGACAAGGCTCTGCGACAAGGTCTAGGCAAAATTAAGCCTATTGCCTCCACGTATAGCGTGTACCGTATCGGCGGCGCTTCAGGCGTGCCTAACGATGCCTCCAGCATCATCAACGAGCAGAACCTGGTGACGGCCTACTTCCCTGGTCGCTTCAATCGTATCACGAACAAAAGCGTGCTGGAGCAAGAGGACATCTACAAGATGTGCTATATAGGCGAGGCGGACATTCGCTCGCTGAAGATAGGCGATATCCTCATTGAAACAGCGCCACATACGACGGACGCCCCGGACGGACGTGCCTTCGCCTTCGTAGATTGCCAGCCTCTGATGCCCGCAGTGTTCGCTCGTACTGAGATTATGGGGTCGGTGTCGCGACCTAATTCTGACGAGGCTGAAGAGCCTATGCTAGGGACCGTACCCTACCAAGGTACGACAAAGGGCAGTGAAGAGTATCTAGTGCTAGGCGCGACTCCTGAGACGTGGGGCTACTACAGTTTCGAGTCTACCGGCATCATGGCCACGATTCCATTCGGGCTACAACCTTACAGCCGATTGGGCACAGCTCAGGAATACCATTACCCGACAGCGACAAAACGTGGTATTCACTACGCCTACCTGCCGTTGCTACCTGGGGTGTTGCTCCAGCCCGGTGACGTGTTGAATGCGCAGAACGGTGACCGCTTCCGTATTGAGAACCTTTCCGTATTTACGACGGGCACGCAGGGGTATCTTGCTATATGCGAATCGCTGTTCATCTAACGGATGAGGAATATGATACGCGGAGAGATGAGCTTCACAAGATTCAGCGGGACGCCGTGCTCGAAGCCGAGGCCCAGTATCAAGCAGACCTTCTCACCGACCCCGAAGGATGGGAACGTGTCGCCGGTCTCAACGGACCTGCTCGCGGGGGCGAACCCGGCAACGTAGGGGACCGCCTAATATCTTACATGTTTAAGTGGCGCGACGTAGACGCACTTAATCGCCTGAATCGTAGTCTAGCTACGATTGCACAGAGGATTTCAAAGTTAGCAACGGAGTTGGATGATGAGTATTACAGCAGTCGTGGCGGATGATTCCGACCCCGAGTTACAGCAAATCATACCCATCCTTAAACGGATAGGCGTGACGGTGCTAGCCTCATTTCGTGACGGACTCTCCGCTTGGAAGTATATCCAGAGCCTGGAGACACCGCCTGATTTGCTCGTGACTGATTATGTGATGCCTCACATGTCAGGCGCGGAATTAGCTACCCACGTCAAGAATGCAAGATTAGCGACTAGAGTTCTCATGTGGTCCTCAGCGGGGCAGAAGGGTGCGGCTTATGGCGACCCTGACTCCATCCATTGCGTGAGGATTAAGCCCTATTTACGACGTGAGACAGAGTCAGCCTTGAGGGAGCTAGGATTCAAGTAGATGGCATTTCTGGATGATGTAATGGACCAGTTGGCGGTGAGCGTGGGAGCATTCCTTGCGCCGTTTCAACCTAACCTTCCTCCAGACTATCCGAATGCGCAGCCTTCTGCAGGCTACATACCGCCTACTATCATTGGCGCGGGCCACCCTATCCAGGTGAAAGTGTTGCACCGTCTAGAGAATCACATGGCACAAGTAAGCATCTACCCTTACACGACCGAGAAGGTCATGCCGTACTACGATTCGCAGAAGCTTATAACTCTGCCGAACGGTTTGGAAACCTTCCAGACGGGACGTTCGGAGAAGGCAATGATTATTGAGGTGTGGTCCTACGACCGCCCCACCCGGGCAGCTATCTCTAACGTGATTAGAGGCTATCTCGGTGATTTTTATCGTCAGACGGAGTTGGACACCACCACCACCACGCTGCGTTTCGCTCACGCTGAGCCGTTTGATAACGAGCAGAGCGATTCGGTCTATGTTCAAAAGATGTTTTACGTTGCTGACTTCGATGTGCTTCAGATACCTGTGGGTCAGATTTCCTACCTGGTTGAAGAGGTAGACGTTAGCATGACGGTGAATAATCAAGTATTAGGCGTTGTGGTACGCAATCGGGGCAGCAACCCGCCTGCAGAGAACCCCATCATCTTAGACACTACAGAGCTAGACAGCGGAGCGACCTGGAACTAATGTCAGTACCACATGAGTTTGTGACCGGCGAAGTAGCCCACGCAGCGGACCTCAACGAGGATTTTGACGCAGCTGTTGCAGCGCAGAACGCTGTAGGAGCCACGGCTGATCTGTCGGGTATTTCTATTTTTCTAGGCACTAAGTACGGCATGTCCGGTGCCAGTGGGGCATCATCTAACACGGACGGATTCAACGCGGCTGCTACAGCGGCTGTCGCGGGCGGACGGATTCTCATACCGCTAGCAACGTATCAAATCAACCCCCTCAATGAGCTGGTTGACGGCGTAGATATTGAATCGCCTAGCCGGTTGACTGAGTTGGTAGTGAACGCGAACGGTAACTTGTTCTTTGTCGCGGGCGACGGCGGTAACGGTATGGGTATCGGTATCCGCAATCTCACTATTAAGTACATGGGCGGCGTGAGCGGTTATCCGCTGTATGCCACTAATTGCCAGAACATGGTGGGTGAGCGCCTATTCTTTAACAGCTGCGCAGCTGCCTTCTTTGACGACCATGCCCTGCAGTGTGGGGTCAAAGATAGTACGTTGGATGCGTTCAACGTCAACAATCTCATTTGGAACGTCTTATCAGGGTCGCAGTGTTTCCTACGCAACAACGTAATGCGTTGTGCTGGCGGCTCGAACAACAATAACAAGGCAGCGCAGATACAATCGGTGTCTACGCTGTACATAGAGGACAATCATTTCTCGCACATGGACTACGGGTTTGAATTCCTTAAGAGTTGGAATGACGTATTCATCTCGCGTAACCACATGAATCCTCGCAAGTGGTCCGTGATGTTCAACCCGCCTACAGGGGCGGCTAATCAGAACGCTATCTTCACAGATAACATCCACGTCCTGAGTGCCAGCGCGGTGACGACGTTCCCTGGTGGAACGATTGGCACAGGAGCGTTCGCTAACTCCTCAACTGACGGTGTGAGCCTCAACAATGAGACCTATATCAACTGGACGCGGGACGGATTGCTTATTGCAGGCTGCCACTTAGTCAAGGTCAACAAGGGTCGCTACTCGGCCAACGGACAGGGCGGGGGCGATTACGCAGGCATTCGTGTGACGGGGGGCGACGTTGTTGAGATTGAAGGCGCGAATTGCCGAGGCGACTATGAAGGCTTCTCTACTCGCCAGCCCTGGGGCATGATAGTGGACCTAGGCTCAAACACCACTATTCTACGTGTAAAGAATGTAGACCTCACCAACAACGCGCTAGGCCCCCTTAAAGTAGTGGGCACGCCAACGACTATTTGGTTCAAGGATTGCCCCGGCCTCACGGACCAGCACAAGGTGCTTAATGGCGGCGTGATTCCTTTGACGGCGACCACAGCAGCGTCATTGGGCTACTATGGAACGTCTTACATCTCGTTCTGGGGCGCGACAAGCTACACTCTGAACGGCGTGACTAAACTGATTACTCAAGGCATTTTGAAACTGGACCCTTACGACCAGATTTCATTTGCCGGCTCGCCGTCTGGCGACTGGATTGGAAACGACTAATGGATTTAACAAAGGTTCGAGTGCCCGAAGGCCACGAAATTGTTGTGGACCGCCCATTCGATAAGCACGTTCGAGGCGACGTGCTTAAAGAGTGCGAGCGTTGGCGTTTAGACCAAAACTTTGTAGGCTTCCGTCAAAAGGAGAACAAGGTAGTGTCTACCACAGACACGAAGAAAGAAGTAGTGCGTGATAAGATGCACGATAAGCCCACGACCGCATTAGGAGAACAGGACAACAATGGCTCAAAGCTTCAGTAATGGTTTAGGCATTGATGATGTTTATTTGAACGTCAATCTGCCGCAAGCCATTCTAATGAACGGTGCGACCCTGTTCAACGCGCTTATTTCAGGCGCGGCTTCTTGGGGTCCGTTTAACACGGCGCTTGTCTCCGCTTCTCCGCAGCAACTGGTTCGTAATTTTGGACCGCCTATTAACAGCGGCAAGGATATCGTTCAAGACGGTGTCCTGTACATGGCGCAGCGTGCGCAAGGTGGCGTTATCGGCGTTCGCGTAGGCGACGGCACTCAGACCAAGGCAGGCGGGTTCCTTGTGGACACCGCTGCAGCTCACGGCCTGGTCGTGACGGCCTACTACCACGGTTCTTGGGGTAAGCAATTTTACTGTCGCGTGTCGAAGGGTTCTAACTGGACCTCGGGTGCGCCTACGGCCATGGTTTCTATCTTTACGGGTAAGAATCAGCGGGCTGAAGTCTACGACAATATTCTCATGGACGTGACCACGGATGGTACCTACGGTGTTAAGAGCTGGCTCAACATCGCTACGGCGGTGAACGCTAAGAGCACGCTCGTCGTTATGTCTGCGCCTGGCACGCCTAGCGTGTTACAGCCTGACCTCACGAATCTTAAGGAGTCTCTTGCGGGCGGCTCTGACGGTATAACCTCCATCACTACGTCTATCCAGATGGGTACGGATGGTGGAGCGGGTTCGCGTACGGGCCTCTATGCGGGACGTCAATCGGGTTTCGATATGTGTTGGCTTGCGGGTAGCACGGACACTACGGCATGGGCCGCAGGCGATGTGTTTGCTCAAAGCGAAGGCGGCGCATTCGTAGGCTGTATCACTGCAGGTGATACGGTGACCACGGCACTCAGTGACTTCTTAACGGCTGCAGTTGCAGACGCTAACTTTTTCTGTGGCTGGGGTAATATAACGTATCTCGACACGTGGTTGAACGCGCAGGTAACCCTGCCAGCAACCCCGGTCATCGCGGGCATTTGTGCTCGCATGAATCCGAGCGATTCGCCGGGTAACCAGCAAGCATTCGGTATTCTGAAGACTAATCTTACGGGCGCTCAGCAGCTGTCGTTCACGGATATGACGTCGTTGAAGAACAACGGCATTCTGTTTCTGAACAATCCCATCCCTTCGGGCGCGGTGATTGGTCTGCGGCACGGCAAGAACACTTCCACGAACACGGCTATCAACGAGATTACGTATACGCGTAAGCTCAACCAGATTCTCCGCGACTTGGGCGGCCCAGTCCTCGGACAGTGGGTCAACAAGAAGCAGACCACGCGGGACCCGGACCCAACTCGGTCGGGCGTCATGGCTTCTCTCACGGGCTACTTCAGCCCGCAGAAAGCATCGGACGACATCGATGACTTCTCGGTTCAATGCGACCTGGGCAACAACTCAGTGCCCAACATTCAAGCAGGCCGACTGACGGCTGATGTGGTCGTGGAGTTCATGTCGGTTGTGAACCAACTCATCATCAACATCACGGCGGGTCAGACGGTTACGATTCAGAACGCTACTCAAGCAGGACAAGTAGGGAGCTAACAGGTAAGTGGCAAAGTTTAACATTGGCCGAGATTTAACGCTGACCATCAGCGTGAACGGTAGCGTTGTAAATGAGTTAGGTCTGTTGACCGAAACGAGTTTCAAGGCTGACTGGAGCATGAAGAAAGTGACGCCCACTAACAAGGGCGGCATTACAGTAGCTCGTTCCATCTTCGGTGGCTACGACGTTGAGTGTCATATCACTCGGCAGGACAGCACGGCAGATGACTTCTTCAGCATGCTCGAAGCTAACTGGATTGCCGGCGGACAAGACCCGGATGTCACGCTCCTTGAAACGGTGCGTAACCCGGACGGTTCGGTTGACCAGTACAACTACATCGATGGCACGATTGCTCCTGAGGGCGACGGCATCTACAAAGGTCTGGACGAGTCAACGATGTCTGTCAAATTCTTCTTCCCGCAGCGTCAAGCGCTCACCCAGAACAGTCAAGTGTTCGTGGGCGGGGGCAACGGTGGTCTACTCTAAAGTTTACTAAGGCCACCCGAACACGAGAGGACAGCGTTCGATAACACGCTGTCTTTTTGTTTTACCCAGGACTTACGCGCTAAACGTCGAATAGTTGTAGAATGGCAAATGCTAGAGTTACGCCGCCAGGCAACAAGCCTGCGGCACCTGTCGCGACGGACGTGACGGATGAAACCTTCAATTATACGTTACCGGACGGCTCGCTAGTCGTCTGCGGTAAACCGCGAGGCGTTCTCAAGCTTCGCTTGCGCAACATCACCACCGAGATTCAACGCAAGGACCCCGAGTTAGCAGCTATCGCTACGGCGTTCATGTGTATCCGCACCATCAACGGCAAACCCCCGGTCCTCACGACCGAGCGTGAGTTTGAAGCGTTGGTGAACCGCTTTGGTTCAGACGAGGCTGTGGATGAGTTCATGCAACTCTACCAGAACCTCATCAACCCCGAGGCGGCGGCTATTCTCAAAAAGGCCCTGGAGCTGGCTGTTGAGAACAAGTGGGAAACGGAACAAATCCAGGACTACATCACCACCGAGGTGATGAAGCTAGAGGTTGAGCGCCGCAACAAAGTCCGGGACTGACCGAGGACCCAGCCTTTCGCGGCATGGCCGCAATAGCCCAGCCTACTTGGGCTGAGGTCCAGTTTCTGGATTCCCTGGTGTTGGAGGCTATTAACATAGTCAAGGGCGAGATGAACGGCGATAAATTCCTTTGGGAGAAGGAGTACCGCGACCCTAAGACGGGCATCACTATGATAGGCGTCTGGAAAAGCGTGTTAGATGAGGAGAAGGAGTCCCAGGCAAGATAGCTACCAACGGCGAAAGCATTTGAGTGGAGTTTCGCGGGCTGAACGAGTTGATTGCACACACCGTGAAGGTGGCGGCTTTGTGCGATGAAGCGGTTCACGAGGGGTTGGAGGGGGTAACGAGCAAGCTACTGAGTGATACTCGTGCTACGTTCGGCCACTACCAGGAAGGCGCGGGTCCGTTCGGCGCTTGGCCCGAGTTAGCGGAACGCACTAAAGCCGACCGTGTCGCGTTAGGCTTCTCTGAGAATGACCCGTTAATGCGCAGCGGTGAGTTGCGCGACAGTTATTACAAACTAGTTCAAGGTATGGAAGGCGGCGTAGGTTCCGATTTGGGCAAGGCGCTAGGCATGGAGATAGGTGACCCTATCAAGAATATCCCTGCGCGTTCCACCATCGGATTGACGTTCGCACGCACGGAGAAACGGTTGTTTGAGGAGTTGGGCTTACCCGTTGATGCTCTGCTCATACAAGGCGCTGTCCGTAAAATGTTTTCCTCTATAAATAGGCGGTAAGTCCGATTTTTGCAGCCTGGCGAGTCGCAGTAGTACTTTCAGCCCGTAACCTCACCGGGCCAGCATTCGGCGCTCTTGTCGCTGATGCAGGCAAGGCCGAGGCAGCTACTGCGCGTCTCAACTCGCTGATGCGCAGCCTAGGTGTAGGTGCGGCCATTGGCGCAATTGCGGTAGGCGCTGCGCTGGAATACGGTATCGGAAAGGGCATTCAGAAGGCGTCTGAGCTTCAGTCAGCGCTGAAGAGCCTCCAGGTCACCACGGGCGTTAGCAATCCTACGTTGGACCGCATTCACGACCTGGCGTTATCCGTAACGGGCGCTACGTCTCAGTCTATCCAACAGATTCTGAGTGAGTTTCAATCCGGCGTCCGGGGAGGTTTAACTCCAGGGCAGCTGATGGGCAACAACGGTGCGTTGTTCCGTAAGATGGCTTACTTCTCGGACGTGCTTTACCGCACACCAGGATTAGGTACGGACCCGAATGAGTCCATGTACGACATCGCCAAAATCTCGCATATGCTTGGCGCGTATTCGCCTAAAGCTATGGGCGATGTCACAGAAGACATCTACGCTGCGATGCGCACGGGACCGTTCGAGCTGGATAAGATGGTCACGCAGGGCAAGTACTTCATGTCCCTGTTCCACAATCTAGGCGCGTCCAACAAAGACATTATCGCAATGACGTCCTTCATGGGCCAGCTAGGCTACATGCAGGGTCGTGGCGGTACGGGTATGCAGGCTATCGCGCTGGGCCTCATCAACGCAGCCCAGATGACGACCTCTCGCCAAGCCAAGCAGAAGAACGCTCTGAAGGACCTGGGCCTCATCGGTCCGAACGGACAGAGCCTCTACATGAGTCACGAGCGCCAGGCTGATGGTACGTATAAGAACCATTGGGACGTCATGGGCATGATGTCTCATCTTGTCTCGTTTGCCAAGTACCATCCGGCAGTAACCTTCGCAGGACTCATCAACAGCGCTCTGGGTCGTATCGCAGTCCCGTTAGTTTCGGCGGCGTCTATGGGACAGGCTTACGAGCAGTTTCTAAAAATCTACGCCGAGCAGCAAAAGCTTAAGCGGGAGATGCCCATTGAGAAGGCGCAGCAGGAGCTGGTCTACGGCACTTTCAAGGGCGCATCAGGGCTGCTTAAGACGAACATTGAGAGCGCAATAGCTGAGATATTCCTGCCTCTCACTAACACGCTGATTCCGTATATCACTAAGCTAGCGAGCGTGTTCCTGCAAATAGCCATATTTGCTCGTCAACACCCTGCAGCGATGCTCACGGCTACTCTCACCGCAGCGGCTACGGGCCTTGTGCTGATAGTGGGCGGTGCGGCAGCACTAGCGCGTATGTCGTGGGTCGCTTATGCGGGCCTACGAGCACTTTCCCGGATGGAGGGCGAGCAAACAGTGGCCTCAGCCGCAGCAGGTGGCGGCGGCTTGTTGGGTAAATTGTTCGGGGGCCTAGCAATTGGCGGCTGGCTTAAGAATGCGTTTTCCGGCGTCGGCAAGTATTTGTTGGGTGAGGGTTTCGTAGCCAACGCAGGCTTTGGCGGCCACATGATCTACAAAGCAGGCGCGATTGCTGAGGGTCTGGGCGGCAATTTAGAGAGCAACATGGCTATTCGCGGCTTCATAATGCGGGTGCTGCCGCTAATTGGCGCAGCCTTCTCTCGGGTAGGGGCCTCGCTCATACCGCTTGTGGGCGAAGTGTTCATGTTCATTACCGCTATCCAGTTGCTGAAGGGTCACGCTACGAACGTCGGCTGGGTACTGGGCACTATGGCTCGCTGGATTACGCACTCGTTCTGGCCGGGCGTTCTCTGGGCGTTCAGCGCAGGCTTTACCAACTCCAAGGGCAGCCTGTCTAAGATGTTTACAGGTAATGTGACCGATTGGTTCCGTGACGCGATAGACGCTTACGAGGCGGCGTTACATGGCGAGTCCTTGCACCATTACCGCTTAAAGAAGTACGGTCCCCAGGGACGTAAACCCGGCGCGGATGAGCTTACTTTGGCGATGGAGGGCAAAGGTCCTTGGGCGTTCGACAACCTGGTTCTAAAGCCTCTCGGTGTGAAGCTAGGTCAGTTCGGCAATTTCATGAAGCAGTGCTTCTACACGGCCACTAATTTCGTTGAGCAGCAACTCAGGCGATTTGACTCCTGGAATCGCAGCATCTGGCAGAGCATCATCAACACGATAACGCAGTCCATTTTGAAAATACCAGCGCTGTTCAGCGCTCTGAGTGCTAATATTGCGGCTAAGATTCACTCTATACCCTTCATCGGGGACAAACTGGTACCTAACGCTCCTAGTGGAGCAGCGCATCCACACGCCACCGTGCGACGAGTAAGTGCGACGCATCCACACGCCCCCGTGCGCGTAGGCGATATCACTATCCACGTGAATGGCGCAGGGAACCCGAAGCAGGTGGCTGACGCGGTGATGAATCTGCTGGTGAAACACGGGGGCCTGCAGCAGCGAGCGCAAGGGGGCCAAGCGACCAGCCCGTTCAGCATTGAGTCGCAGCTGGGGCTAGTAGGAGTGCCGGGCTAATGCCGGATGATTTAGGCTTCAATATAGGTGGGGTAGACCTTTTCCGGTTTGAAGTGCCGGAGGAGTTTGACTTCGGTCACGAGTCTGTGTCCGTCACTCACAAGTACATCACGACGGGCGGCACGCCTATCATCCAGATTCAGGACATGGGCTCGTTCCCTCTGCCAACTGAATGGGAGGGCATACTCTACTACGTAGACGCTATTGACCGAGCACTCCAGTTAGACGCTCTTCAAACGAGTCAGGACCCCAACTACCCCGTCAAGTGGACTTATGGGCCTCTGCAGTTTGTGGTCTACATCAAGTATTTCAAATTCACCGTACGTACCAATTTTGAGATTCACTACAAAATCTCACTTGAAGTCATCAGCTCTACTTCGCAAGGAGCAGGGCCGAACGGCGGCGTAACGCAAGGTTTCAGTACTCAGCTCATTGAGAACTGGCATAACGGACAGATGGGTCTGCAGCAAATGCAGCAGTTTGACGCTAACTTGCCTGAGGATATCATTGTTAATGCGCAGACCGTGGACACGCTCTTAGCAGCAGCGCAGCCCCTTTCAGCCCAGACGCCGGATACACTCGCAGCCCTTTCGAGCGCCATCACACCCTTGCTCGCGGCCTTCACGGACTACATGACGCCGTTGCAAGATGCTACGACATTGACGGCCCTGAATCAATTGCTGTCTACTCAGTCCGCGTACAACGGCTACGCCCTACTCCAGCAGAACGTAAATGAGCTTTACGGATTGGGCCCCGATTACATTGCGGTCGCTTACGGTTTCACGGGTAACCTTTTCGCGCTCGCCTCCAGGGTCTACCCCACCCAGGACGTTGCAGCTATGGCTACGAATATAGCTGTGGCTAACAGTCTGGTGGACTATTGGATTCTCACGCCGACTGATATTGTACTGCCGCAAGTCTTTCTTCCGGTGACGTAATGGCTAAATCTGAAATCAACAAGCCGCTATTTACAGCGGCGTTGAACGGTACTAGTCTGCCCTCGAAGGAGATACGCATTGAACAAAGTACTTACGGACAAGCGGATGTCATCTACTCCACCATCGTGTGCTCAAAAGCCACTGAAGATTACGGAGCTGTCTCGCAGTCAGGTAAGTATTTGCCCCTCACGATTCAAGCCGGAATGGTCGGGGGTTCCGTGGAACAAGTGCAGTATGCTTATTTGGATGAGATTAACACGGATTATGCGCTGGATGAGATTGAGTTTTCAGCGCGGGGACTGCTGTCGGTTCTGCTGGATACTAAGATATCACTGAAGGCGTCCCTCAACGTTGATGTGACGACCGCCATTAGCAACGTCATTACGAACCTTGGCATGCAGGCGAACGTCAACAACGGACAACCGTCAGGCATTGACGCGGGCAACCTGCTAGTGAATGACTTCTCCACGATGACGAAGAACATTAAGGCGATGGACTACATCAACCTGTTAGCCTTTGGCGTGGGCTGGCGTCCCCGAGTACAGGGCAACGTCATCATCGTTGGACCGCCCCCTTACTCCGCTCCGGTTCTCTCAAAGAGTGTGGCGGAGGGCGGGCTAATCAAGTGCAACGTCAAGCATAGCGCTCTTCATGCGCACGATATCAGCGTGCGAGTGGTGTCCTACGTCCCTAACCACAAGACGCGAGTGGTGGCTACGGCGGGTACGACGGGACAAGGGGGGGACACGACGGATGAGCAGTACGTGTTCAGTATCCCCGGCCTGGACCAAAATTCAGCCAACTATCGCGCCACCCAGATTCAGGCTGAGCTATCGCGCCATGAATTCATCTTGGAGATGGAGTTTGCGCTAGATAGTTACACGCTGCCCTTCCTAGTGAAGAACAGCCCCGAGTTTCAGATTCAGCTGGAGGATGCTTCGCAGGAATCCCACAATCAACTCTACACTCCGCGCCGGGTGAACTGGTATTGGGACCAGGATAAGGGCGGATACATCAATATCGTAGCAGTCAATCACGCGGAGCCGCAAGGGTAGTATGCCGACTACATCTGATTTCTGGGCGATGTCTCGTGCGCAATCCGCCTCGCAACCGCAGCACGTCAAACTGACGTTTGGTGAGCTGTCCGCCTACGACCCGGCTACGCATACAGGCAAGTTCAAGCTTGTCATGTTCTCAGACCAGGCCGACCCCACGGGCAACACGCCGATTGAGACAGGCTTCCTCCAGATAATGACGCCCTACGTGGGCGAGCTAGATTCGCAGGGCAACCCTACTGGCATGCAGTTTGTGCCGAAGCTTGGCGCTCAGTCACTTGTGCTGTTTGCTGATGAAGCAGGCATGCACGCTATCTGCGGCCTCCTCCTCTATAACGCAGGCGGTGATGCACCTCCGTTCCCGGGCGGCAAGATTAACGGCTGGAAGGACCCCAATCTAGCGCACGTCACCACTACGGTAGATGGCGCTATACCCGGCGACGGCGCAGGCGCAGCGAGACTGGGCGGTAACGGCTACACTCAAGTATCTACTCAAGGGGGGCACTCCTCCTACCAAGACGACATAGCTCAGAAGGTCGGCATATTGTCGGCGGCGGGCCATAGCGTTCTTCTGAATGACGCAGGCCAGATTCTCAGCATTGTGTCGAAGGGCGGCCATACGTTCCATCTGGACGATGCGGGTCAGGTAGTAAGCATCCTCTCGACTGGCGGCCATCACATCAACATGAACGACGCGACCGGCGTTATGGGGCTATTGCCTGTGGGCGGTCTGACTCCGACGTTGAATCTCGGCTCTATCATTGGCGGTGGAGCTAGCATGCACCCGGCTATCGGTAAAAATGATATTGACACCTTACTACATGACTCTTCTACGGGCATAGATAAGTTGCGCTCTTTGGACCAGACAGCGATGGTGAACGCTATTGCTAATGGGTTAGCAGGCTCAGGTTTCCTGGTGGGGGGACCCGCAGCATCGGTGGTTGCAGCAGCTATCAACGGCTTCTTGGGGTCTTTAACTGCTTCTGTCACACCTAACGGCTCAGCTATGGTGAACCTCCATGAATAGCCAGGTAGCTTACTTACACTTCACGAAGAAGGAACAGTTATGCCTGATTTTGCGTTAGACTGGGGCGGCGACCTGGATTATAGCGATACGGGCGACTGGTTAACGGTTGACGGCGCAGCCCTGTTTGTCCAGCGCGCAGTGCGTCGGGCGCTCACGAATAGCTACTCTCCGCCAGGCGTGGACGGCAACGGTGAGATTCCTTCAGATAACGTCTTCATTACGAATTACGGTGGCAACTTGCGAGCGGCAGTAGATACTAAGAACAGTAAGTTGAACTGGGACAGTATCAAGCAAACATTCATTCGACAGATTCAAGTCGAAGCGGAGGCAGAGCGGTTGCGTACCGTGACGGCGGATATTTCAGTTACCGGGTCGGGCAGTTGCGCGACCATCGAAGGCACGATTTCCGTGGGCAAGAATCCTATTGTACCTATTCCTTTGATTGAGTTGACTTAGTGGCTACTATAACGACCTACTCTTGGCAAGACTTTGTAGACGCAATGATTGCGACAGCGTCTACGGCGACCCCGAACCTGACGGATTTTACGCCAGGCTCTATTGCTTTGGCGATGTTCATGGCGGTAGCGGGCGTAGCTACCATGTTGCAGAGCATGATTCTAACCGTTCAGAACGGCATGCGGCTCCAGACGAGTCAAGGCTCGCAGGTAGACTCGTTCCTGGCTGACTGGGGTGCCTCTCGGCAAGACTCACGTGCCGCAACGGGCCAAGTCACGTTAGGTCGCATTCTTACGGCGGCAACAATCCACATCTCCCCCGGCGCGGTCATTCAGACCAGCGTTGACCGCATCAAGTTCAACATCGTAGCGGACCCTGGCAATATCACGGGCAATTGGGATAGCGGTTCTAGTACGTACATCTTCCCCAGCGGTCAAAGCACGTTGAACGTGTTAGTGCAGGCGGTTGTCTCCGGTTCGGGGGGCAACATTATTGCGAACACCCTGACCCAGATAGTCAGCGGGTTGGGCGGCGTGAACACCGTTTTTAATGCGCTACCGTTTACGACGGGTCTGGACACCGTTTCGGATGATTCGGCTAAGGCTGATTTCCAGCAGTCCTACATACCCGCACTCGGTACAGGTAACTACGCAGCCATTGCTCGCGCTGTGAAGGGCGTAGGCGGCAACCTCACGCACAACGTCATCCCCCAGCAGCATCTCGACGGCTCAGCCTTCGTTTCAGGCTACACGGTAACCGTGGATGACGGCACGGGCGCTATTTCGGGCGCTACTTTGACGGCGGTAGCTACTGCGCTGGACAGCGTTAGGGCGGCGGGCGATATTCCTGAGGTTCAAGCGCCTAACAATTTGCTTGTCAATGTGCAAATGCACATGCTTCCCAGCAGCACGTCTGTCGCGTCTGTCGTACAGGCGGCAGTACAGGCGTCAATCAGCGACTACATGAACAACCTCGGCGCAGGAGCGACGGTAGTAAGCTTTGCTGACGTGTTAGCGCTGGCTCAGAGCGTGCCAAGTGTGCTGTCCGTGACGGGCCTTCAACTCAACGGCACGGGCGCTGATGTGCCGGTGACGCCGGTTCAGTTGCCTCGGATAGGAACCGTCACCTTTGTATAGCCTCGCAGATTTCACGGGGCGGCTGGTCACTCTGTGGACGTCAGTATGGTCAAGCAGTGATTCGGTCGTGAACGGTGGCGTCATAGGAGCGCTTACCGGCTACGCTACGGTGTTCCCCATGCTCAAGGGCACTCTGGATTCCCTGCAGACGCAGGGCCGTGTGATCAGTTCAGTGGACAGCGCTCTTGAGGGCTGGTCTAATGACCTGTTCGGTGAGGGCGTGTTCCCCCGAGGCTTGAACTACGACGCTGTTCACAACGTCTGGGTCGCCATTGATGACCCGACCTATGCGACGCTCATTAAAAACAACCTCATTCTGCCTCAGAACACGGTTGGGGGCTTACAGGCTCGAATCACGAACTACCTCACGTACTACTATCAGCAGGACCGCGACAGTATGTCCCTCGACACAGGTGGGGGCCTCGACACAGGTGGGGGCCTCGATGGCGGCGGCTACAGCGCCGTGCCGACTGTGGAAGTGTTCGACTTGCGAAGCGACCCCACTAAGGCTGCGACACTGGGTATTACCCAGGGGCAATTCTGTGTACTTTTCCGTTTCGGAGGCTCCACTTTAAGAGTGATTACTGGGTTGACTCCCGAACTAACAGATTTAGTAAATGGCTGGAAGGCACAAGGCAAGACAGTAGTTTACGCCGACGACCAAGGATAATAATGCGAAACATTTTCAAGACGCTGCTCCTCTCTTTAGCGCTTGTCACGATGGTGACGGGCGTTGACCGCGTACAGTATAAGACGGCACTACAGCTGCCCAGCAACTGGTTGAATACAGCTGAGGTCAACAAGACCGTCAACCTGGGACAGCTGGTTTGGGACGTAGTGGGGCGCGCCAACACCACAGGCTTCCTCTCTAACGTCGGCATCGTGCCTAACGGCTCCAACCTGAACATCAACGTCGGACCCGCAGTGACTAACAGCTATGGGAGCGTTTACCAGGTTGCTGCTATTGACACGTCTGCCTTCGGTGACGGCTCGGGCCAGATTGCTGCGAACGCCAACCAAGTCTACCACCAGTACCTGATTAAGTCCACGCAAGTGCTTGGGCCCCTTACGGCTCCGTCCGGTGGCAACTCGGTCATCGACCTGGTTGAATGTCACGGCACTACGTCGGATACGACCAGCCAGAGCGTGTTCTTCAGTTCCACCAGCAACATTCGCACGAGCGGCACGGCCAATCGTGACCGAGTAGACGCGGGCAGCTGCCAAGTTAAGGCGGGCACGCCTGCCGGTAGCCCCACGGTCCCCTCTACGGACAGCGGCTGGTTAGCGGCGGGCATTGTAACGTTGCCTTCGGGCGTGACGTCTATTACGGGCGGCATGATTACCGTCTATGCGCAGGGTCTTACGATTCCCGCAGGCGCGGCTAGCTCGCTCGCTCAGCCGGGCACGAACGTCACGGGCTGCTTTATTTGCTACGGCACGCTAGGCGTTGCCAGCACAGGCTTCATTCGTATGGGCAACGCAGACACGACGGGCTATACGAGCCTCGCTACGGGTAATACCTCGACTATTGCGGGCGTCGTTGATAAGTTGCTGGGCATCGGTGACACCGGTGTTGCAAAGGCGGGCCTCAATACTTCCGGTAGCTTAGGCTTGGCGGGCAGCCTCCAAGCGCTTGGCTCAGTTATCGCTGGACAAGCGACGGCAGCGACGGTCAGTTTTGGTGACCTCACAGCGTCCCGTTCATCGACCACCGGCGCTTTGGTGCTTGGTGGCTCCTCCTCTAACTGCGTATTCGACTATGGCGTAACGGCAAGCGGTGACCTCAGTTCCAACTGTTTGATTCAAGCTACTGGCGTCCAGCAAGTAGCTACCAACGTCACGGGCTGCTTCTTCTGCTACGGCACGCTCGGTGCTACCTCAGCAGCAGTGCTACGTTTCGGCAATAACCTCACCGGCACGGCGTATACGTCCATCGGCGCTCCAAACAACGGTTCGGTCGCAGGCGTAACCTCCTCTCTCGTGTCCATAACGAATACGGGCACGAAAGTGGTCAACATTGATGGCACCGGCAACATCGGAACGGCTGGTGGTGTAACGGCTCTTGGCGCGATTGTGTCGGGTGGAACGGCGAACGCTCCTGCCTTCTCGTCAGGTGACGTGGTTGCTCTGCGCTCCACTACGACTGGCGCAATGTGGATTGGCGGCTCCTCGTCTAGCTGCCGCGTTGACTACCAGTTAACCGCAAGTGGCGCGATTGGGCTGAATTGCGGCTTGCAACTTAGCGGTAACGTCTATGCGGCGGGCGGCGGCGGCAACATCTTCTCGGACCAGACTATCGTAGCAGGCTTCTCCAATGGCAGCCCGCTAACTCTCGTGGGCGGCGACCTCGTGTCTACCCGTTCCTCCAGTACAGGTGAGTTGGTGCTGGGCGGCAGCGGTATCACCCACGGTAAAGGTACGCTTGACTACGGTATTCGCAGCGGTAGCGGCACGTTCACGTTCGCTGCAGGCACGGGCGTATACGCTCTGGGCCAGTTCTACCTCGCAACCAACACCGGCACAAACTACCCTACTCTCAACGCAGGTGACCTTGGAACGTCGGAAGGCGCGTCTAGCGGCCTGTTAGCGTTCGGCGGTTCTACTAACCAGTGTAATTTCGACTACGGCGTCACGACCTCGCAGGTGAGTACGCTCGGTTGTCCGTTCAATGCTTCCTCGTACGTGGTTGCTGGTTGGGCGACCGCAGCGACGGCGACGGCGGGCGACCTTGAAGCTTCCCGTGGCGTATCCTCAGGCGCTTTAGTACTGGGCGGCAGCACTAACTCTTGTCGCATCGACTACGGCGTCACTAATGGCGGCTTCCTTGGCGTACAGTCGGGCTGCAACTGGAAGATGGCGGGCACTATCACCTCGGGTGGGCTCACGGACACGGCGCTGTCTTCAGCGACGGTCAGCATGCTCTGCGGAGCAAACGCTACGGCGGTGTCACAGTGTGCAAGCCAATCGGTTCTCATGGCTTCGACGGGCGCGACGAACGCAGCAACCGGCACCTCAGCTAACACGTACGTCCAGTTAGGCGCTACGCAATCCGTTACAACCGGCACTAGCCTCGGCACTAACGGTGAGTGGCTGATTACCGTCCATGAGTACGTGAGCGTAGCAACTTTGAGCGTAGGAGAAAGCGAGTACGGCTGCATACAGTCTAGCTCTACGATTGTGTCCACCCTCTACAATACTGTCGATGGCGCGACCGGCAACTGCCAGACGGCGCTCGCTAACTCCGTGGCAGGCGCTCCTGATATTGGTCGCAACACGAGTTCAGGCATAGGTAACCAGTCTAATATTGAAGTGGCTGTGCTGGTCGCCAACAGCACTACCTACTCAGCCAAGTGCTATGTTGCCGGCACCACGACCACGAGCATCACAATGTACGGTCATTGCACCATACGGGCAGAACCGTACTAACATGTTCTTTCCGGGGGTAGACCCCTCCCATTTCGCTCCATTGTTCAATGGCCTCGGCATCTTATTTGCCGGCATGGCTGCGATTTGGACTACTGCGAGCGTGTTCCTCAACCGTCATCACATCTTCGACTATCTCAAGTCGAAGCGTGAGATGACTCGTGAGATTCAGCTATGGAGGTGGCGCTCCACTACGGCTAATGCCAGAGCGTTCGCAGCGGAGCAGCGAGCGGTTAACTGGGAGAGTGGGGCCGAAGGGGCGGCTTTCAATCAGCGCGAAGTACTATCTCGACTGGAAGAGGTAGAGAGGCGTGCTAAACGGGCTGAGCAGATGATACCTCGTTTCGAGGCGTTGCTCAGGTTCACGAAGAAGCTCATCGAGCACACTAACTACCTTGAGCAGCAACTGACCAAGGCGGGCGTGCAGATTGAGAGCGTGACTCCACCCATCCCCGATATTCTCAAAGGCGATTTCTAATGGCTACTTTAATGACGCGGCAGCAAGTCTGCGACTCCTTCGGTCTAATCAGTCCAAGCCAACGCGCTGACCTGATGAATCCCAGCATTACGACGCTGGGGTTGATTGAGTTTCTCAGCGAGCTGTTCGAGCAGCGAGGCGGTATCTGGAGGGGTAAGCTCGTGTGCACGGCTGTGCACAGTGACCATCCGACCTACGATAGCGTCAACGGTCACAGCGGCGGCAACGCTATTGATATCTCCCAGATGTCCAGTCCCGACGATGCGGTGGTGCACCTAGTGAAGGATATTCAAGCTTGTGAGATGGCTAAAGGTATTGGCCTTGGCGGCCCGTTCCAGGCGGCAGTTGCGACGTGCGGCCCGTATGGCCCTGCAAGCAAACTGTTCGAAGACAACAGTACTGACCATATCCATATCCAAGTGGTTAGCTATTAGGGTGCCGTTCAACAATGCTTAATTGGCTAGTCTTGCTCAACACCTATATTCACGTCAAGGTGAAAGGCTCCATGGCAGGAGCTGCTGCAGGGCTCATAATTGCTTGGGTAGTGAGCATGCATTGGGTGCTCCCTTTCGCGGTCGCCTCAGCCATCATCTTATTGTGCACCTTTCTCGGCGGCTATCTCCCCAGGAATCCCCCGGATAATCCCGAATAGGGTCTAAGTGACCCGTAAAGATTATCAGGCGTGGCAGGCGCAAATGGTGCGCAGCGCTGAGAAGATGAGTAACTGCTCACGTCGTCACGTAGCTTGCATCCTTTTCGCAGACCGTAAAGACAGCCGTTACACACTAGCTGTGAACGGTAGCATGATTCCCAAAGGTTGCGAACGCCCCGCTGAGCAGGGTAACTGCGGATGCCTGCACGCTGAAATTCGGTCGGCTGTATTCTACTCGTGGAAGTATCCCGTGGTTGAAGCGTGGATAACGTGCGCCCCTTGCGCCCCTTGCGCTAAAGCGCTAGTGATGCTGCAGGACCATCGTCAGGCTATGACCGTCTACTACCTTGAAGATAGTCACCCTATGCTGGAAGGCTTCAAAGTGCTAGACGCTGCGGGCATAAAGCATGTGAAGTATGAGGGCACCTAGCCCCCTTGAGCGAGCACTTAGGAACCGCATTGAGAAACGATGGAAGGACGCCGGTCTGTTCTACTGGTCTGTCAATGACGTTTTTGCCGCAGGGTTGCCTGATAGCCAGGGAATATTTCGAGGACGGACGTTCTATTGCGAGTTCAAAGGAGTTACTACCGTACTCGAACCTCACCAAGATGCTTGGCTCAGGCAAATTGCCCTTCACGGAGGGGTTGCCCTCGTATGTCGAGCAGACCTTTCTTGCCCATCTCCATGGTATGCAAAGTACAGCGTACGACGCCCTGATGGATGGGACCCTTGGATACCGATAACGGAGGATGTATGGTTACAACGCTTGCTGTGCTCATAGAGAACGTAAGAAGCGAAAAGACTGTCATCGATGACCTCGTAGAATATGTAGAATCGCTAATCGCCAATCAATCCATAGACGAACCTCTCGCATCAACTCTGCGACAATGTGCTTTGTATTACCGCAAATCACGTGATATCTGGCGGAGGCCGATGCTCATCAAGAAACTGGAAGAATGGCAGCAAGCGGAGATAGACCAAAAGAGAAGCCTCTAGGCCCTTGCCAGGAGTCACTGAAGCGGTACCTGGAGAGCAAGGACCTGGATGAAATCATCCACCGGCTGTTTAGACAGCAGCGACGATTGAAGCCTAGTGACGTTCACAAAGACTCCTAAACAGGAGCAGGCTATCATTTGGGCAAGCGAGCGCGACTATGCGCCGCTGTTCATGGAGACAGGCACCGGCAAGACCTGGGTGGCGCTTGAGCTATTCCAGCAATGGATTGTGACTCGTGACGCCCGCATTGTCGTTGTGTGCATGAACACGCTTACCGAGAACTGGGTGCTGGAGGCTGTGAAATTCGGCTACCAATTTAAGATAGCTCGGTGCTTCGGCACTAAAGTGAACCGCCTTAAAACTATAAGGGGGGCCTGGGACGTTATAGTTATCAACTACGAAAGTTTAAGGAACCCCGAGATACTCGCGGCGCTGAAGGAGGCGCGACCACTTGGACTGTGCTTCGATGAAATCCAACGTCTTAAAGATAGACGAGCCAAGCAGACTAAGGCCGCTAGAGAATTGGCTGAAGGAGTTAAGGGGCGTGGCGGAACTATCCTTGGGCTTACCGGAACCCCTGTCGTACACTCTCCTCCTGACCTCTGGTCGGAATTCGACATATTGTCGCCTGGAGAGAACCCTAAGACGCATCCTCTCGGCTACGGTAACTTCTATGCTTTCGAGCAAGGAGTGGCAAACATCAAACCCCACCCCCGACTGGGTTACCGAGTTAAAATCTATGAGTACCCCGACGATAAGCTAGCTGAGCTCAAGCGGAGGGTAGCTCCGCTTGCTTTCGAGGCAAGCAAGGATGAGCTAGGCCTGCCGCCGCGCAACTTTCTGCCGCCGACCGATATCACGATGGGCGATGAGCAGGCGAAGGTCTACAAATCGCTACGTGACGACTACATCGCCTTCCTTACTGAGGCTCCCACACCGACCGGCGCCATAGCGCGGTTGAAAGAATGTGGTGTTTCCCCACTGGCAGGAAACGTAGCCGCCATGGACGCATTCCACTCCATCCCTGCGCTCCTGGGTGAAGGGTTGGACCGGCAGGTTTCAACTACCTTTCAGCAGGTCCTGCAGACCCGTTTGCAGCAGGTTGCAGCCGGGCACATCCGAACGGATGACGGGCAGATACGCGAGTTGCCCAACGCCAAGATTGACTGGTTAGAGGACATGCTGCCTAGCTTGACCGCAGAGGGCTGGGACAACAAAGTCGTCATCTTCTGTCGCTTCAAGTACGACGTTGCTAGGTTGAGTGTTCTCTGCGAAAAGTTGAGGTTAGGCTATGTTTCACTCTCGGGAGCAAACAGCACCGATGCCAGCTCTATGGTCCACCGTTTCCAAACAGAGAAGCGTGTGCGTGTCTTCATCGGGAACGTCGCCATTGCCAGCGTAGGCATCACCCTCACAGCCGCAAATAGCTGTGTATTTTACACCAACTCATTCAACGGCGAGCATCGACTCCAGGCCATTGATAGGGTGTATCGAATCGGCCAGAAGCGTGTAGTGACCTATTACGACCTGTGCGCAGCGGCTGTGGACCGAAGGATTTTGGCGAACCTTCACGAAAAGGATAATTTGGCCACGAAAACCGTGCGCAATCTATTGGAGATTATCGAATGAGAAATAAATTGATGTTGGCGCTCGCGCTGACTCTTGCAGGGTGCGACCCTTACGCAAAGCATGACGCGCAGATTCAAGCTCAGTATCAGACGGTGTTGAACCAGGTTCTCGTGAACACGTTCGGTGTCGTCTGCCCGGGTAAGCGCCTCCGTCAAAACGGGCTAGTGTTCCCGGATGCGAGCGCGAAAAAGGCCCCCAGCGTATACCCCGTCATCGTCATCTGCGCCAACGGAAAGACGTACAACGTTACAGGGTTGAAGACCAAGTAACCGTGCCTAAAGTTTACTGCGTCAACTGGATGGAGCATGACTTTTCTGATGCCAAACGATTCAGCTCTGAGCCTCTCGTATACGTCACTGAAGGTCCCGTCCCTTTCAACAGCCATACGGTATATACGATGGCACAGAAGCTTCGTGATTTCAGCGCCGACGACTACCTTCTTATATCTGGGAGCGCCGTGCTAGCTGCGATGGCCGTGGCTATCCTCAAGGAAACCAACGACATCGAGCACATCAACCTCTTGATTTACAGGCCGAGAGAACGTAAGTACCAGCCTGAACGGTTGAGCGGCTACGTGGAGTTTCATGACTGAAGAAGAGCAACTGCTTGAGAAGTACGATAGAGAGCGTGAGGCTTTCATGGACCACTACCCTTGCGACGACCAATGTCACACTTGGATGGATGAGATACAGGAAATGGACGCTGAGTTGACCCGACGCGGAGTGACGCATAGAGGGTTCTATGACTGAAGCCGAGGAGCTAGAGGCTCTACTCGCAGCAGAGGTTAACACTGAGCCGGTCGTCATTGACCCGAACAGCAACGACGAATTCCATAAAGCGTTGGTCCTTTGGGCCAATCTGCGCGATAGATTTGACCGGGTAAAGAAGGTCAAAGCCGACCTTGAGATAGCTGTGGACAACATGGCGCAAGCGCTCGCTGATGCGTTTGAGACTCGCAAAATGACCTCTATCACGGTGAAAGGTATTGGCAAGATTAGCACGGCAGCCAATAACAATCCAAACGTGCTTGACCAGGACCGATTCTTCCAGTGGCTACGTGAGGTGGGCGAAGAAGGCATTATCAAACGCACTGCGCATTACCTAACGGTGAAGTCGCTACTGAATCAACGACTAGATGATGGTAAGTCCATCCCGCCCACAGAGGTAGTTGAACTGACACAACGGCGGACACTTAAACTGAGCAGGGAGAAATAGTTACATGGGAAAAAGCACTGAATTAGTGCCCGCAGCTGCGGGTGCCCTCGCAGAGGTTGATGAACTCGCAGAGTTGCTGCGCGAGAATGCTCGCGATGGTCTAGCGAACCTCCAACCGGACGATATTGTCCTTCCGTTCCTAAGCATTCTGCAGCCCACCAGCCCGCTGACCGGGGAACCCGGTTACGCTGAAGGGCAACTGGTCAACTCCATCACTCAGGAAAACTACGGCGATGAGTTGAGCTTCTACATCCTCCACTTCTACAAGAACCGCATCCACTGGATTGGCCCCGACCCCAACGCACAGGTGATGGAGTGTACGGCGCCAGACGGACTGCGCGGTACGTACCGCGACCCCGAGCATGCGGACGGCCATTGCGGCCAGTGTCCCTTCTCACAGTGGACCAAGGACCCCAACGACCCGAGCAAGTCGGTGCGACCGGAATGCACGGAGTTCAAGAACCTC